CCACTAGAACCCCAAGAAACCATTTGTCCAACACTTATTGATTTTTTAGATTTTTCAAAAATTTCTGTTATTTGGTCTTCAATCATTTTTTTGATTGTATGCTTTACTTTAGATCTGGCAAAAGCATAGCCAGCATCTCCACCCCACAAATCCCAAGCAACTCTGCCTGGACTTGGGTATCCTTCTTCTCCAGAATTAAATCCTGTAGCTTTTTTATCTACCTCATGGCGAGAGAAAAAAGAATACATTCTTTTTACAGTATCATCAGATAAGGATTCTCCAGCAACAATTTGATTTGCTCTGGCGTATCCCACAGAAGTGCCACCACGCTTGCCATCTTTGTGCCATGCGAGTGCTCTTTTTGCAGCAGATTTCATTCCGCTTGTTGGTTTATGTCCACTATCTGCCATAATGTATTCTCCTTAGTTTAGTTTGGTCCTGCCTGACCATCAACGATTGGTCCACCTGCTGGCTGTTCAATCGTCATTGAAGCATCACGCCCTGTGAAAGAGCTTGGGAAGCTAGCAATATTTACTGCTTCGTTTACGCCAAGATCCTTAACTGTTGGAGTAACGTCTCTTGCTGGGTCAGTTGCGCTTACACCAGTGCTAGGGTTAGCAGATGGCTGTACAACTGTATTATTCTGTTGGTTGTTATCCATGAATTTAATTCACCTCTTTTCGTTTAAGGCAATAGCCTTGTTTATATTATACACTAAATATGGTTATTCTGCATCATCTTCTATTAGGGCTTTCCACATTAATTGGATATCCTCAATAGCTTCAATTGCCTCTGTAACAGTCATACCTAGTAATTCTTTTTCATCCATGCCCATTTTTGTGGCATATTTGACTAATTTATCTAAAATTGTCATTTCTTTTCCTTAAATTTTTTGCAATCGCACTTAAGGCATTCCGCTAATCCTAGCAGATGTTCAAAATCTTTGTGATTGCATTTACATGAAAAACTAATCATCATCTTCCGTATCTTTAGATGCCTCTTTATCCAATTCAATTAGGTATTTGATTTTTTCTCCGTCAATTGATGAGCACATAATATTTACTGAGGACTTGATTCGCTCTTAGCATTAATGGAGCCACGCTCATCAATAATTTCAAATGCCATTTTATCTAGAGTGTTCTGATACTTAGTGTAATGGTGTCCACAGAACATTAGTTCCCCCGCTACCATTTTTACCAATACAAAAGCTTGTGCGTTACATCTGTCGCACCGATCTGAAATCTTAAGCTTTTTTTCATCTTTGATCAAAGTATCTGTCATTAATCCACTTCCAAAACTCTAATTACGACTTGGCAGGGATCTCCGCCTTCTTCCCATTCCAACATTTCTTCTTCTGTCCAATATTGTGAGCCACCGTCATGTGTCGCACAATACGAATCACTAACCCAGCCCTTTGCAATTCCGAATTGAAGCCAAGTGGCTCTATCATTCCATTCTTGCTCGTTCACAAATTTTCCATTCTCTAGTTGTTATATACTATTTTACCTTATAAAAGGTTAGCGGTCAATATTTTCTGGCAATTCGCCAGTCAGTTGGTAATGCTTTCCAGCATCATTAATTTTAAATGTTGCTTGCAATTGATCATTGTAATCAATATCAATCAGACCCTTACGATATAATTCAATAAGATCTCTATCCAATTCATCAATCATAATTTCATACATATCAGGTCTTACTTCCTGAAGCACCTTTAAATCAAACTTGTAGATGGGATTACCCATTAGGTCTAAAGAACCAGTATCAATTACCGCCCCAATTTCAATAAGTTCTTCAAAGTAATTATCAAACTCTGGATCATTCATTACTTTTTATCCAATGCATCTAATGCAACAATAATGTGAAAGAATGCTTCTGCAAATGCGGTATTTTGCACAACAATATCTTCAATGTGTGATTCACTTTTACGACTAAGAGTATTATCAATAAAGTCAAGGAAGGCATTAGAGTACACCTTGATAAACTCTTCTGGAGTAAGGTGTTTACGAGCAATCCTCTTGTATTCTTCTGAATTGGTGCTTGTGGTTGTCTTATTGGTTGCTTTGTTGTACATGTATTCGTTATAACTCATTTTTAATCCTTTGTGGAGATGGGGAGAATTGCACTCCCGTCCTATATGTTTTCTATTATACAGTATTGCAGTAGTTTTTGTCTAGCATTTCTTGCATTTTATTAACGACTTTCTGTTCCTATGTTGTCGTCACACGGCTTTTAACTATGCAGCTAAAGCGAAAGCGGTTTGTGTTGCGCCATTTATTTTTTTTGTTTTTACTTCTGTATAAAAGTCTGCACATAGTCGAAACTAGGCATCCCCTTATTTTATTTTATCACATTTTGTGCACAAATTGTCTATATATATATGCTTGTGATCTGCTTTTTTAGGTTTAGGTTTTGCTTCAACCCTTTTTCTTTTACCCCTAATTGGTTGATCTTCAGGATCTATCCAGTTTTTCATAACCCTTTTGCTTTTCTATAAATTTCAATAATGGTATCTGACCACTCGTGAACTTTATTTGATAAATTATACTTATCCATTACCAGTTCATATCCTTTTTGAGCATCCCTTTTTCTATTTACTGGGTCTAAATAGTATTCTAAATTTTTAATCCACTGTACAGGCTTTTTAGCAATTTTACCAGCACCCTGTTCGGAAAGTAAGCGATACTCCTGACTGCTTGATGCTATAAAAGGAATGCCAGACATAGCATACTCTACACCTTTTAAGCACGATTTAGCTTCATTAAAAGGAATACTATCTAAAGGAACTAAACCAACATCCATTGCTGGCAAAATATTTCCATAGTTAATTGCTTTTGTTCCAGTAACTTCAATTAATCTTTCTGGGTTCATGTTGGTTAACTGTGCAAATTCTTTTGGTCTATCTTGCAACATACCTGCATGATAAAACATCAGGTCATGTTCCTCTATGAATGGACCAATAATTCCTTTAAGAATTTCTACATCATGCTGTCTCCACAACATAATTCCTACCCACCCAATAGTAGGTTTCCAACCTGCAGCATCATGTCTTCTAATAAATAAATTGGAATCAACAGAATTTCTAACAATATAATTATTTTTGTTATACTTTCCATAATTATCTGCAAGAAACTGCGTACTATGAATTAGAGCATCTGGTGCGCTATATGAAGTATGCATGTGATCACGATTCCAAAATGAATCTGTTTTAGGACTAGTAGTTTGAAATGCAATATTAGTTTCAGGTAATCCTAAGAACCAATCGTCAACATCAATAATAACTACCTGACCATATTCACGAGCTTTTTCAATAAGGCTCTTTGCTTCATGCCACATAAACAATTTAATAACTACTACATCAAGCTTGTCAAAACAAATATCGGGGTTCATAATTGGACCACGATTATTTGCAACAATTCTATAGCTTGTTGGGGCTACAACAAAACCCTCTCCATCTTTCCAGCCAATTTCTCCAGTTGCCGTCTCATGACCAATTTTATTCAAATAACTAGATACTGTAAAGCATCTAATCCATGTACATCCACCAGGATCACCTTGGGCATAGTCTGCCCAATCTGCGCTAATAAATCCAATTCTCATTTATTTCCTATCTTAAAAAACTATAATCGACATATTGATTCTCTATATCGGAGTGACCTGACTTTTGCCAAGCTAAATGTGGGAAAAACAAAAAGGCATCAAAATAAATTAAGTTGTTTGCAAAAGTTATATCCATTGGTTCATTTAACACTAATTTGTCTAGCATTTTTTGATAAGCATCTTTCTTGTATGCAATAGCATGAGATGATAAAGTATTTTTTGGAATAGCTACATGATTATTTATAGGTACAGGCTGACCAAAAAAATGATTTCCGCCAAAATAAAGCATATTCCAGTTTTCTGGAACACTAGAATAAGCCTCTTTAAATTTGTTTTGCAAGTCTTCAATAAACTCAACATCATCTTCTAATATTAAAATAGAATTATATCCCTTAACGATTGCATTACGAAAAATCCTCTTATTAGTTTCTATTAGACCTTGAGCACCTCCCTCAACCGCAGAAATTCTATCTACGACTATTCCATGCTTTTCAAATTCTTTTTGAGCAGATTCCCACCTGTCTGTTCTTCTATCTAGATTGATACAGTAAATTTTATCAAAGTAATCATTTAGTGTCATGATTAATACTTTCTTTTACCCATTCCTCAATTTTAATTTTAGGTTCCCAACCAATAATTTTTTTAATTTTATCAATATTAGCCAAAGTAATTTTTGCTTCACCGTCACGCTCTGAGATAAACATTTGATTATCTGAAATTAAATCAGCAATCTCTTTTACAGAGGTATTGGTACCGCTTCCAACATTAAATACTTGACCATAATACCCATCAAGATCTTTTTCTGCTGCCATTATATTTGCCCTAGCAATATCTTTAACATGAATAAAGTCTCTTCTCTGTGAACCATCTCCAACAATTGTTAGGGGTTCTTCCCTTTTATTTTGTTTCAGGAATATTCCAACTACAGGAAGATACTGACCAGTTGCAGGAGATCTTTCTCCATAAACATTAAAGTATCTAAAAATTACTGTCTTAAGACCATATAATTCTGTATATAGGGTGCAGATATCCTCAGCAGCAACCTTAGTTATTGCATAAGGATTTAAGCAGTTGCGCTTCTGTTCTTCATCGTTTGGTGGGGGATTTAAGCCATATGCAGAAGATGTTGAGGAGTATAAGAACTTATCTACTTCCGCTTCCCGTGAACACTGAAGCACAATGCAAGTGCCCACGACATTCTTTTGCGTAGTTTCAATAGGGTTTGCAATAGATGGCTGCAATCTAGATTCTGCAGCTAAATGAAAGACATAGTTGACCCCATCAAATAGTGGTCGGATAGCATCATAATCACAAATATCTAACTGATGATTTGACGCTTTATCATTCCAGTAAAATTTTTCATTGTCTGCTGAACAGTTATCAATGGCAATTACTTCATGCCCTTGATCAATTAACATATCTACAAGGTTGGAGCCAATAAATCCAGCTCCACCAGTTACTAAGCACTTAGCCATAATTTTTCACAATCTTTCTTTTAAAATCTGTTGTTGAGTAGCCATGATCCCTATTAATCCAGCTAATTTCTATTGGTAAATAACTACCAGTATAATCTTTATTTAAATAATCTTCTCCGAGAAACCTAATGTCGTAATGTCCAGAAGATAACATCTCTTCCAACTCCCACTCATATTCATAAATATTAATGTCGTCTACATACTTTAGGGCTAATAAGATTTCTGCACGTTCCGCCCATGTGTGAATAGGCTTTACCTTACCTCTTTCTAGAGATGGATCCATGTGCAAGGCAACTGTTAAATGATTACATTTTTCTTTTGCTTCCTTGAACATCTTTATATATCCTGGATGGATAACATCAAAAGCACCAGCAATAATTCCATTCTTTTTTGGACCTACCGACTTTTTCCAATCATCAATATGCACTGCCCTATCATCAATATACTGATGGGCAAAAGGCTTTTTATTCATAATTAATTTATGATACTTAACCCCCCAAAGTTGAAGTTGATTTTCTGTTAACGAGGTATGATCTTTTTTACTTACAGAGCCTCTGGCAGTCATAACAATGATTGTGTTACCATCATTATAGAGTTCATTAATTTTATCTACCACAAAAATATCTGGTTCTGCCATTTCATATTGACTATTTTCTACAGAACTACAAATTGTTCCATCTAGGTCAAAGCAGTAAATCATTCGCACTCTACAATTCCATGTAGAAAAACTTGATGAATACACTCCGCTACACCATAACTATTTGTTGGTATGTAATAATTAAATTTAGATTTTGCAGAAGAAATTCTTACTGGATTGTTAGGGTCAAAGGCTGTCAATACTCCAAAATCAATATTATTTTTAATACAATATTTAACAGCCTCAAGAATATTTTGCGATTTGCCAGAAGAACTAATTAAAATTACAAGAGTATCACTACCAGCATAGAATTCTAAAAATTTTGCGTATGCATCATCTACGCCATAATCATTCATAAAGCATGTAAGCATTGAAGGATCTGAAAAAGATAAAGCTCTTTTGCCACCCCGCTTTGTCATATCTTGAGCAATATGGGATGCTACTGCATTACTTCCACCATTACCTAAAATAATAATATTTTGATGATCACTATAGGCTTTTTCAAAATCTTTATAATCTTTTCCATCAAGGATATCTTGAGTTGCTTTAATGCACTCTTTAAAAAAATTCACAGAATTACTCCATCTACTCCATCTGTCGACATACTAATTTTAACACAATCTTTAGAAATACTCAAGGTATTTTTTTTGGAGAATATCAAAAAGAAACCTCCGTTACCAGCACCACAAAGCTTGTGTGCTAAAACATCATTATTTTTTGATAAGCTATTATCAAGTTCTTTAATAATTGGATTTCCAATTATCATGCTACTAGTATTTTTCTTTTCATTCCAATTTTTTTTAAAAATTTGAAAAAACTCATCATAGTTTTTATTTTTAATAGCATAATCAGCATCTTCAACCAAACTTATCAATGGGAGAGATTTATCTATATTTTCAGTTACATCTTTAAGAACTTCTTTAGAATTTCTTGTTACTCCAGTAAATAATAAATGCATGTCATACTGATCAAATAGATCTGTTGATAAAAATTTATACTTTACAGACTCATCATCAAAAAATTCTATTCTTTTGAATCCACCCACACCACATCCGTAGGGGTCCTGATAGCCACAGTATGGATTGAATTTTAATTCCAACTCATATGCAAGGGCACAAATTTCTATTTCTGTCATTCTAATATTTTTAAATAAAGTTATTGCTTTAATAAGACTAATTAAATAAGATGAGGATGACGCAAGACCACTTCCCTGAGAATAAGCATCGCTAGTTAAGGTAATTTGTACTGGCTCTACGTCAAAATACTCTAAAACAACCCTGACTAATTCGTTTTGAATATCCTTAACTTCTGACACTTCTTCACGTTTTGAATAATTAATGACATATTTATGATCATTGTTTTTTCCAACCTTATCTTGACTTAAAGTTACATAAGTTTTTAAATCTGAAGCAAAACTAATTACAGATCCATATCCATATTTATTAATAAAACTAGGATTATCCGTAGACCCACCAAATAAAGATACTCTTAATGGAGAATGTGAAATTATCATCATTAAACTTTCTTTTTGTATTTTTTTAAATATTCCTGATTGTCATAATAACTTTTCAAATCTTCAGAACTCATTTCAATTAAACGATTAAATAAATTCCAATTTTCA